TAAGAACTGTTGCAGAAGCAATTTTCTTCCTACCAATCCTATTATATGTAAATGAGTCATGACTTGGGTAGAACAGACAACCTTCGATATTACTTAAATCTTCGATAAGATTCATGAGGCAATATGCATCATCGGGAACTGGTTGAATCTGTACTTTTCCACCATCAGGATATCTTTTCGACACGTCTCCAACACATTCTTTGATTGCGGTTTTGAAAATATTGAGTTTTTGTTTTCCGAATGCATTAACAAGCATTTGATAGTGATATTGGTCACCAAGTGCATAGAAAATCTTTTCAGCATGATCATTCAAAAGTTTGTCTGAAAGCACGTAAATTGCAGCATAAAGACTGGTATCAGTACCCTTATCGGTAACACCTACTGGTCTTGGTGAGAAGAAATGGATATCTTTCACGCTTTGATTTACGAGAATCTCGCCATCTTTGATGTTGTAAAGTAACACACTTCCATCAGCACCTGTGCTGAATGCGAAGTCATAAAGGTAATCGTCATTGATTTCAACAATGGTTTTCTTTCCACCCATTATTTCGCCAGATATCTTTGCGTCAAATACGGGTTCAAATTCATTGAATCCACTGGTCGAAATTTTCTCACCACCAATGAGTGAAGCCATTTCAGTGATTCTACGTGAATCGGCATAGTATCCATATTCAACGAATGTTGCTGCTGCTAATTCATTTTCAAGTGTTCCAAGTGCTGAAATCACCTGATTCCAAGGACAGTCATTGTTATAACCATCGGTAAGGAAAATCATTGAGAACACGCTGTCAGGACGATTAGCACTGATTCTGCCAATGATGTCGTGAACCACTTCCAGTGGTTTTCCGAATGCGGTGCAACCAACGGGGCGTAGCCACCTGTCAATAGCATCATTCAGATCACTGAGTGTCTTGAGTGATTTAACTTCGACTTCTTCTTTTAGGATTCCACAATCACGACTACCTGAAAACCATACAATAGAAATTGTATCACCATCCCTCATGATGTTGGATAGTTTGTTCTTTAATTGTGTTTTGATTAGTGGTAGGTCTTGATACATCGAGTAAGATACATCAACTACGAAGATGTGATTTGTTTTTTTTGCAACCTCTACTGTTACCTCGTTATTTATCTCTTGGGTTGTAAGAAAATAGTTCTCGCTTAGTTTTACATTTTTTTTCATTTCAATTAAATTTATTTTACAGTTATTTATTTTCAATAAACATTACTTATACGAATTTCGTATAGATTTTCATTCGATTAATTCAATATTAACCAAATCATTGCAAATGTATTAAACATTTATTATAAACACAAACATTTTTTGAAAAATTCTTATTTATTTTTATTCCGAACAATTATTTCACATAAATTCAAAAATTCGTCAGTTGTTAATGTGTTTTTCATTACATTAATTGGTTTATACACCCAAGCAACATTATCTTCGAGATATCCTTTGGTAGAGTCTAATCTATCTAAAGACGAATTTCCTAAATCACGAATCCCATTACTACTACTATATGTTCCAATTTTCAATTCAATACCTGAAAAATAACAATATCCACTAAAAATTGATTCAAGATATTGTGGAGTAACATCAAATTCAATACCTCTCAAATCTGCTTGTCTTTTTAATTTATTATATTGAATTAATGATATGTTTTTGGTAAGCATTTTACACTTCTTTTTTGATTTCATATCAAGGGTAAAACATTTATGGCAATGTCCCGTACCAATACTTTTACTTTTTCTATTTAAAATGCTATGTCCTGTGTGATAAATATTTCCACATTCCGTACATTTAACAGTATAAGATACATATTTTCCATTATGAATCTTTAATATTTCCAGATTCATAATGATATCACCAACATTATAAACTCTATCACCATCTTCATTTCTTCGTTTAATCTGAGCACAAGACCTACATGATTTAGAAAATGTTGATTTATTAATATATGATTCACTAAAGATTGCTTCATGACCACAATCACATCTTAGTTTTCTCTTTCTTTTCCCATCAACAATGATTGGTTCTGATATTATCATCCAATCATTAATTTTACTATTAATTTCTAAATTTCTTTTCATGATAATTTTATCGTTACACATATAAATACCCAGCAAGTTTTTAAAGGTAACAAAAAATCTTCTAAATTCAATAAAATTTTAAATTTATCCACATTTCGACCAAGAACATTTGCTGCATCGTATGCAACCTTCTTGAAAAATAAAATCAGTTCCACCACATTCAGGACATTTACCATTCATTTTTTGACCGTTTTTAATATATTTTTTAATTACACGACCAACACCGTTCTTCCATGTGTTAATGTGGTCTTCAGTGAAATTTAAAGAATCAATTAATTCATAAACATAAATTAACGGCATTCTGTGTCTCAGTACTCCAGAAATAAATTTAGCATAGTTCCAAAACTCTGGATTGAAGGCGTAATTTAAGCCAGTATGAATATGTTTAATTCCTTGAGCATCTACGTATTCAATATCATATCTTTTTTTCTTATTACCATTCTCATCTTCAATGATATTTTTCACCACCTCACACTCTTTAATATTTATTGGTAAATCGGTAAGTCCATTAGAATTAACACCAGTAAAAATCTCATATGGTTTACCTTCATAAAGTCCTACAACAGCAATCCATTTTTCCAAACTGTTTTGGAATCTATGAATCTCACCTTTAAGTCTCTTCGGTCTTTTAGGGGCATTAATTTCTTCAGGTATTTTATCGTTCTTCTCTTCTTTTTTAGATATTAATACACCACTACGACTGCCATCACGGTAAACTGTAATACCTTTACACCCACTACACCAACCCGTTTCATATATTTGAGCGATTAGTTCTTCTGATGCATCATTCGGTACATTAGTTGTTGTGCTGATACTATGGTCGATATGTTTTTGGAGTCTACCTTGCATCTCTACCTTTTTAACCCAATCAACATCATTGGAAGTTGCTTTATAATATGGTGACTTCTTCACGATTTCATCAACTTGTTCTTTATTCATGGTTTTAACCACTTCAATATCGTACCCATTAATACTTAACCATAATTCAAAGTTGTGATGAAAGACAGGATATTCCATCCAAGCAATACCTTCGTCATCAACGAAATCAATACGCACATCTTTTTCTTGTGGATTGATTTTACGTCTACGCATGTATACAGGTAGGAATACTGGTTCAATCCCTGATGTGGTTTGAGTCATTAAAGAAACAGTACCAGTTGGTGCTATGGTAAGTAGTGCAATATTTCTACGACCATGATGTTGCATCATTACCCAGACTTCAAAATCTTCTTGTTTAATTCTTTCGATAAATGGATTATTTTTCTCTCGTTCAAAATCGAAAATCGGGAAAGCACCACGTTGTTTTGCTAAAATAGCTGAAGATTTATAGGCATTCAGTTTCAATTGTTTATGAACTTCTTCACTAAACTCAGTCGCTACGTCAGTACCATAGGTTAAACCAAGAGCAGCAAGCATATCACCTTCACCAGTAACACCTAATCCAGTTCTACGACCACTTATTGTTTTTTCCCTAATCCTTTCCCAAAGATTGATTTCATATAGTTTAATAAACTCATCTTCGGGGTCATTTTTTATTTTAGTAAGAATAGTATCAATTTTTTCGAGTTCTAAATCAATAATATCGTCCATATAACGCATGGCTATAATTACATCATGTTTAAATAATTCCCAATGAAATCTAGCATCTTTAGTAAATGGATTGCTAACATATCCAAATAAATTTATTGCAAGTAATCGACAACTATCGTAAGATGGTAATGGTAATTCGCCACACGGATTAGTGCTTTTTTCAATCCATTCTTTACCATAACAAGATGATATTGATTCCGATAATATTTTATCCCAAAAAAGAATACCCGGCTCAGCAGATTTCCAAGCATTATGAATAATTTTTTTCCAGATTTTCTGAGCATTGACTTCTTTAACGAATTTTGGTTTATTGTTATTAATTGGGAATTGTTGAAAATATTGTTTATCATTTAAAGCAGCATCCATAAATTCATCAGTCAATTTCACACTAATATTTGCACCAGTGACTTTTCCCTGTTCCATTTTGGCATCAATAAATTCTTCACTATCTGGATGCTTTATATTAACACTAAGCATCAGTGCACCACGTCTTCCGTCTTGTGCTACTTCCTTGGTACTATTCGAATATCTTTCCATGAAAGGTATGATACCTGTACTGGTAATGGCACTGTTTTTTACAGGACTTCCTTTGGGTCTAATGTGAGATAAATCATGTCCTACTCCACCTCTGCGCTTCATTAGTTGAACTTGTTCTTGGTCAACTTTAAAGATTCCACCATATGAATCGGAATTATCATCACCAATAACAAAACAATTTCCTAATGAAATCACTTGAAAATTATTTCCAATTCCTGACATCGGAGAACCCTGTGGTACAATTCTTTTGAAGTGTTTCAGTGTTTCGTAAATCTCTTCAACAAATAATGGATTGGGATATTTTAATTCGATTCTTGCAAGTTCTTTGGCGATTCTCCAATGCATGTCATCGGGGGTGAGTTCGTAGTAATTATCGTTGTCTTTTAAACAATATTTTTTTCTCCAAACATCTGTGGCTAATTTATCTCCTTTAAAATAATTTAGGGTTGCTTTTTCAACTTCTTGTTTTGTGTAAGTTTTTCCTGAATTTTGGGTCATAGGATTTTATGATTTTTTATAATTTTATTGATTTCAAATGTAGTGAATGGCATGCATAAATACAAGGGTTTATTCAAAAATTCGAAATAATTCTCGTTAAATTTTTAATTATTTTTTTAAAAATAATTTAACGTTTTTACTATCACCATATTAAAGAAAAAGGGGTGCTAAAAGCACCCCCAAAAAAACGGAAATTGATACAAAAAACAGAAAAAATTCTTATTTATCGACTACAGTAGTCGTGCCATCAACACTGATTGAACCCATATCTTCTGGTTCATTTTCGTTGTCATCAATAAGTGATTTCGATATTGTTTTAAAATCGGCATCATTTGAACTCATACCTCTATAATTTACACTGGCATTATTAAGAGTACTTGACATATTAAACACACCATCAGCAGTTGCTGTATATGTGTATGTGTTTCCAGCACTTACACCAAAACTTGTTCCAACCGCGAATGCGTCTTGATTTGCAGCAAGATACATGAAATTCCAATCATCTTTTTCACATTTCTTAATGAGTTTCTCAATATCATTAAGTTTGTATTCCTTACTTGCATTCTCATAACCATCAGTTACGATACAAACCAAAACTTTTGCAGGTGCTTCGACACCAAGTTTATTATGATTTGCTTTGACATCATTAATTGTTTTACCAATTGCGTCATAAAGAGCAGTAGTGCCTCTCGGATTCCATTCTTTGGATGTAATATCCTTGACTTTTTTAATATCAATATTGTCATAAAGGAGTTCATATTGATTATCAAAAAGAGCAACAGTTATTGTTGCTTTATCAGGTAATTCTTTTTGTTGTTTAAGGAAGGTGTTAAATCCACCAATACTATCATTCATGATACTTGACATCGAACCACTGCGGTCAAGAATGCAAACGATTTGTGTTTTTTCGTTTGTTGGTTCATTTGTTACTGTTGTAGTAACGGTTGTGACAGTTTTTGTCACTTTCTTTTTTTTAGCCATTTTTATACATAAGCATTAAATAAAGTTATTTTTCCCAATGTAAAACATTTTAATTAAAAATGCTAGGATTATTTTAATTAAGACTAAATTAATTTATATTTTTTTGCCCATTTCCTCACACCATTATCGGAAACACCAAACATTTTCCCCATTTTAGTCCACGAAATCTCACTATCGATGAGTTCTTTTAATTGTTCTCTTGATGGTCTGTTAACAACTCTCTTACCAATACTTCGACATTCAAGGGAACAATAAATTTGATATTCATTTTTCGTGTCATATTCTGAATTACATGTTGGACAAGTTTTCTTTATCCAAGGAACAACATATCGTAATAAATCAAGATTAATTTCTGGTGAATGAATTTCTCGATGACAATTTGCACAAACCAATAAACATTTCTCTAATTCTGGTTTTGCTCTTTCCCAAGACCAATGTAATATTATGTATGACGGTGAATATTTTTTTTCCTCACCATTAATATGATGAAACTCTAAGGCTTCAACACACTTATCATATCCACATATTTGACATTTCCCACCAAAAAAATCAATTGCGTGAAGTTTCTTTCTTTTTTGTGTTCTCATAACTGCTTTACTATTACTCATAACTATTTTATTCTAAATAGTTCGAAAAATAAAAAAGGGATGTTGATTCTTTCGAACCAATATCCCCTTTCCTACAAAGGCATTTTATTGGTGTTCCAAACGCATATAAATACCTGTGTTTTGGCACACCTATAATTGGTGGGAATGGT